TTTTGAAAGGAAGTCTCTTGTACTGTCATGAAGGAAGTGCAGCTAGGCTGTACAGGATACCGGACTCTGTCTTCAAGGAGTATCGGACACTGTTTACTATCCCTCCAGAATTGGTGACTACGGAGTTTTTCGAACTACGTAATCAAATCAATCATGGGAAGATAGAAACGCTGGGTGCAAAGATTATTAATGGATTTATTGCGGATAACCTAAATCAGTTTGATTTGGTCATCGCGTTATCCATTTCAGCTCTGCCCCATGGTACTTTCCCTTTTGGTACTTACGAGCTCTTTTGCCCGTTTACCATCGGAATTGTACAGTGTCTTTACTCCAAGTCAACAGGGGCCGCGTCCTGGTACATCCTTCTGTCTTCTCTTATGATCAGAGAAGTTGACTCCCAGACTTTGGGGTTAGAGTAGTGAGCCACCTAGGATTTAAAGATGGTCACGTCGGCCGTCCGATGATTCCAGCTATCCTTTAGAAAGGAGGCGGGGATGTTGCTAATGCAACCTCATCAGGATGGTGTGATGCGACGTCTTTGTGTGATAGGCATTCCTACCTACACACGGAGGCCCTTTCTGGACCTTATGTGTAAGTGGGAAACCTGTTCTGGTGTCGAATGGACTATCAAGAGACTTAAAACTCTCAAGCTAGCTCTTATCCGACACATGGCCGGTCTTCCTTTGCTTCCCGAGTCCTATATTGCTTTAAATAGGAAACGAGAGGTCAAGGGAACCATCGGTTCTCTGTTTCGTTGGGCTGAAAAGTCCGACAAGAACTTCTCAAAGTGTGTGCAAGCCTTCATGGCTTATACATACTATATTCTTCCACGACTCTCTGAGTCACAGAAGGAGAAGTTCCTTGGGGCTATTAGTCCCGAGGTAACAGATGATGGTTTACCAAGCTCCTTTCACAGGGAGTTTAGCAAGACTGTCCGCAGAACAGTAGCAAAGAGGCGCGTGACTCGTTGTCCACGCCCCTTAGTGACATATCAGGGTTCACCTGATAAGAAGGCACCGGTGATGTTCGGTCGACCGTCCGTAAACCAGAATGAAAGGATACTCGATGATCTTCAAGTATTCAATACTTCTGGAGGACGTTCCTTATATTGCCAGCATTCGAGACTCTACGAGCCTCTTATGTTAGCATGTAAGGATCGACTGAAACATCTGAATTGGGTGAGAGAGAATGCATCCTCTCGGCCCCGCTCAGATTACTCTGTGCATGGTGGAGAAATCCAC